AAGGTTTCAACTGCAGTAGCAGCACTTACAAAGTCTTCAGTAGGCCTTGCAAATGTTGATAACACTTCAGATGCAAATAAGCCAGTTTCATCTGCTACACAGACAGCACTTGATGCTAAGTTAAATCTTTCTGGTGGAACACTAACAGGAACACTTACACTATCAGGTGCCCCAACATCAGAACTTCACGCAGTAACTAAGCAATATGTAGATGGATTAGCAGCAGGAATTAATTTCCATAAGCCCGTGCTTGCTGCAAGTACAGGAAATATTTCAGTTGTATATAATAATGGAACAAATGGAGTTGGTGCAACACTAACTTCATCATCCAATTCAACATTTACCAATATTGATGGAGCATCCATACCTTTAGACGGTAGAGTTTTAATTAAAGAACAAACAGATGCAAGACAAAATGGTGTTTATACATTGACTAATGCTGGCTCAGCCAGTACTCCATGGATTCTTACTCGTGCAACAGATACAGATAACAATCCATCTGGAGAAGTTTCAGAAGGAGACTTCACATTTGTTCAGGGCGGAAATACAAATATTTCAAAGGGATTTATTATGAGTACCGCAGGTACAATCGTAATAGGTACCTCAAATATTGTTTACTCACAGTTTAATGCTTCAGAAGCAATTATTGCTGGTACAAACATTACAAAGACTGGTGCAACAATTGCAGTAACAGCTTCACCAACATTCTCTGGTGCTGTTACAGCATCATCTGGTGTAGTATTCTCAGACGGTACACAAACAAAGGTTGGCGTACCATCTATCACAACAATTGCAACAGCGATTTCATCATCAGAAACACTTGCAGCAGGAGAAGCAGATAAGTTTGTTCCACTAACTGGAGCAGTACAAATCACACTTCCTGCAACTGGATATTCAACTGGGCAGTCAATTGACTTCTACCAGTCTTCTGGTACAGGTGCATCATTTGCTTCAACAAACGGTGTTGTTGGAACTCCAGGATTAAAGTTCAGAACAACTAACTCAGTTGTAACAGCAATGAAAATTTCAAGCGGATGGTTGGTCTTCGGAGACCTATCAGCGTAATAGGATAAGGGAGAATACATAAATGTCAAAACAATCAGGTAGAATGAGTCAATCAGCAAATGACTTTTTGGCCCCATACGCACCCACAATAGGAACTGCAACAGATGTAGGAACTAATCGCCCATTTGGTAGCGGTGCAATTACAGTGACTTTTACACCAGACAGCCGAAACGCCGCAACATCCTTCACAGCGTCTGGTTTCTGCAGTGTTCATAACTCGATTCACTCAGCAACAGGCTCATCTTCTCCAATAACTATTTATGGTTTTGGTTCAGGAGCTGTAACAAATATTACGGTAACGGCTACAAATGAATATGGAACATCACCAGCTTCTGACCCATCTAATTCAGTTACAGCTACAACCGTTCCCGCTACACCAGGGGCACCGTCAGCAACAGGACAAGTAAATCAAGATACAGTTTCTTGGGTAGCTCCCTCAGACGGTGGAAAAGGAATAACAGAATATATATTAAGATCAAGTGATGGACCAACATATTCAGTGGGTTCAACTTCACGTGCAGTTGCTGAAACTGCTAATACATCACAACAATATTTTGTACGAGCAATAAACGCAAATGGAACTTCCGTAGAGTCCTCTGGTTCTAATACGGTTACAACTCTTCCTCCTACATTCTTTTCACCACCTTCATTCTTCGCACCTCCAGGGTTCTTTGCACCTCCAGGGTTCTTCGCACCTCCAGGGTTCTTTGCACCACCTTCATTCTTTGCACCTCCAGGGTTCTTTGCACCTCCAGGGTTCTTCGCACCTCCAGGGTTCTTTGCACCTCCAGGGTTCTTTGCACCTCCAGGGTTCTGGGACTAATTAAATAAATTTTACCTCTTGACAAAATAGTTTATAATTGATAAACTATAAATAAAGAAAGAGATTTTATGACACAAACATGGTCAAATAAAGAAATTTTATTTCCAGGATTATGGGTATATAGAGACGTAGTTAAACCAGAATTAAATTTGGTTCCTAGACTGCTTAACCTAATTGACAGCAGTGCTGGAAGAATTAATTGGAAAGAAGCAACTGTTGGCTATAATGAAAATAGGCCAAAGTATAGGGATTGCCAAGATATAAAAATTGGTGAAATTAAAAATCCTAACAATCCATATGATTATGAATTTAATGAAATATGGAAATTAGCAAAAGATGCACAGTCTGGTCCAGTTGAAGATTACTGCACAGCTCACAGCGTAAGAATGGATTTTTGGGAAGTAATGAATTTTATTTCTTATGGTCCAGGGCAACATTTTCAAGAACATGCAGATCACGGATTTTCTTATAGTGCAACCGTTTCCCTTGTTGCATATCCAAACGATGACTACGAGGGTGGAGAACTAGCTTTTCCAAAACTAGGAATTACTGTTAAGCCACGAGCAGGAGACCTATACATATTCCCTTCAAGCTATATCTATTCTCACGTGGCTCTTCCAGTTAGAAGCGGAAAAAAGTATTCTATTGTAACTATGCTTGATTATAATGACAATACGCATAACGATGAATACCGTGCATTAGTTGATAGAAGACTAGGCAATGATAAAAATAAGGGCATATAGAAAACAAAAAGATTCTGCAAACATATCACAGCTTTCAGTTAAGAGAGACTGGATGGATGAAACATGGGAATCTCATGCATACAAATGTTTTCCAATAAGCCTTACAAACCAGCTGGGTTGGGGAATATCATTTCCAGAAGATATAACTTTTATATGGGATGGGATTTCAGACTCTTCTTCAGATCATGTAAAAATATTATCAGGATTAAAATATGCACATTCAGGAAGAGGAAATGCCACAGTAAGCTTTAATACAGGCATTAGCTTTAAAACTGATGAAAATATAAGCCTATTAACAATGCCAGTTCCCAATTATTTAAGGGACGGCATTCAGCCATTTACAACATTAATGAGTACTTCATTTTTTAATGGCGAATTGCCATGTGCTTTAAGAGTAACAAGACCAAATGTTGAAATAACAATTAAAGCAAATACTCCAATATTTTCAATTCTTCCAATTAACCTTGAAGAAATTCAAGATTCTGAAATAATATTTGAAGATCCAAGCCTTCTTCCAGAATTAAGTTTTGATCCAAAAGCTTATGGAGAAGAGGTATATAAAATAAATATGTCTGGAAAGTGGACAAATTTTTATAGAGATGCCGTTGATCATTTAGGAAACATTTTAGGAAAACATCAAATAAAAGCAGTTAGGCTAAAGGTCCATGAGGACAAAAGCAACATATGATAAAATTATATAAAAGGGGTATTAAAAATGATGAGACAAGATAATGAAATAATAGCAAACAGAGACATTGGTTTGCATGCTCCAAAATCAATAACCCCGTCAGGATTCTTTGGCAATTCATCTGACAACATAGTAGAGATAGAAAACTTTTTAACAGAAGATGAAAGAGCAAGACTAATTGATTTTGCAATGAATAATAAAGTTTGGGATCAAACAGAAAGCCATGTCGATGAAGATGGCCTTGTCCTTTATGATGCTAACATATGGAAAGATAGAGTTTGTACATATCATTCTTTAATGAAATCAGATCCAAGTATACTAGAATTAATTAATTCTATGATTGCAAGATTAAAAATTGAAGTAGATAAATTTTTTAATGTTGATGCAAAAGAAACTGGACCAGCAATTGTAAGGTGGCCAATAGGTGCAAGACAAGAACCACATGCAGATAAAGAATTTCACACTGGAATAGAAAAAGGAAGACCGAATGATTTTCCCTGGTATGATCTAGCAGGCTTATTTTATTTCAATGATGATTATGAGGGTGGAGAATTATATTTCCCACAACATGGAATTGAGTTTAAACCAAAAGCAGGAGCAGCTTATTTTTTTCCAGGAGACATGAACTATACTCATGGAGTTAGACCAGTAATCTCTGGAAATAGATTTACCTCCCCATTTTTTTGGACCATAATGAAACATTTGGATCAAGTTGAAAAATAATAACTGTTTAATTGATGACAATTTTTTGCTTGATGAAGAAATAGATTATTTACAGCAAATAATGTATTCTTATGAAAATACTTTTAATTGGATATATACTCCTACAGGAAACATGGACGCTGGCGATTATCGAGCAGTACACACTAAAAATACAAACAATTCAATGCAATTTATTCATACAGCAAAATTAGGAAAAATAGAATATTCAAATTTTTCAAAAGATGCCGAAAGAGTTCTATATAAGTTTTGTAAAAAAAACAATATAGAGGTTATAGATGTTTTTAGAATTAAAGCTAATTTAATTCCAAAACAAAATGATTATTTGCAAACAAATATGCCACACGTAGATAATGTTATTGATATTATTCCTGAACATACAGAGGGAGAGCATTATGTTTTTTTGTATTATGTAAACGATTCAGACGGCCCAACAGTAATCTTTAATGAAAAATATAATGGAGAAAAAAAAGATATCTTTTCTATAAAACAAAAAATTAACCCATTAGCTGGAAGAGGCATATTGTTTAATGCAGACCAGTACCACGCCTCATCTATACCTAAAAAAACAAATTTAAGATGTGTAATAAACATTAATTTAATAGGAAAAAAAATAAATGATAATTGAAAATTTAACCAAAAAAGAAATAGAGGCTTCCAGAGTCCTATTAGATCTGACCCTGGGCATAGAGCATTCAGGTAAATCTTTTTTTAGTCATTTATACAACACATTTTATATATTAAAAAAAATGAATTTAGACGAAGATACATGCCTGGCAGGAATGTATCATTCGATATATGGAACAGAGTATTTTAAGATAGACAAACAGGTGCAAAAAGATGAAGTTATTAAAACAATTGGACAAAAAGCAAATAAATTGGTAGAATATTTTTGTACAGAAAATAGAAATGATTTTATTTTAAACGGTAAAATAGAAGATCAAGATAGGCTTTCTTTATTGTATATTTTATATGCAAACGAAATAGAGCAAAGAGGCGAAAAAAACATTTTGTTTTTAAATAAAATAAAAGAAGAAATAGGAAAGAGATTGCTATGACAAACTTAGAGTATATTGAGCTATATCCAAGAATAGATGTTTATAGAAATGTTTTAAAAGATCCGCAGGCTTTATATCAAACTATGAAAAAATCTGAGGAAACTTCAAATGGAGAATACTTTTTAAAAACTTGGGATGCATGGGCAAAATTTGGAACCTACACTCAGAAGAAAGACTTGGCTGAAGTTTCAGAAGATACAAAAACTAAAGATATGTTTATTGAAGAAAAAGATTTTGCAGATCAGGTTGAAGCAGCTTATGATTTAGTTTTGTTGGATTACATAAAAAGACACAATGTTGAGTTAAAACCTGGTTGGCATTTTAGCGGTTGTTCTTTTTCAAAATATAAAGATGGAGTAGACACTCTAAAAAATAAAATGACAATGCAGTACCACACTGATTTTATTATTGCAGAAAGAGAAATGCCTGGATCTAAGTTTCAATTAACATGCACAATGTACATAAACGATGACTATCAAGGCGGAGACATAGAATTTTTTATTGATGGAAAGCTAATTAACCATAAGCCACAAGCAGGAGACATTCTTGTCTTCCCATCAGATGAACCATACTTTCATGGAGTTAAAACAATATACAATGGTCAAAAGTTTTTTGTAAGAAATTTTGTAATGTACCCTTACGATGGAAGCCCTGAATGGCTAGCAAATCAAAAACAATTTGGTGCAGTAAATTGGATGAAAAAAGAATTTATTAGGCTAGAAGAGGCTACAAAAAGAAACATGAAATATGTTGAAGATGGCGTAGAAATTCCAGTAGAGATTGCACACGCAAACCATAATGTAGAGTCAAAGGAAAGTATGTAATGGAACTAATAAAAATAGCAGAAGACATTCATCTATATAAAAATTTTATAGAAGATGAAGAACTTGCTAAAGTAACATCTTTATTAAAAAAATTACAAAATACCGACGAAGACTATTGGAAGTCTATATCTTTTTATGAGTCATATTCCGCCAGATACCCTTATGATGGAGAACCAATTTTAGAAGAATTTGGTTTGCCTGCAACTTATTTTTCTGATCTAAGAAATAGGTTTAAAGAAGCAGCCGCACATGTTGCTAATCAGCCAGTTGAAAAAATGTCTCAAATAAGTTTTCATATTCAAAGATGGCTTCCAGGTTCTTTTGCACCAAAGCATTCTGACAACAGTGATAATGAAGGAAACATGGGAGCCTTTACAAGAAGCAGATACGCTGGATTTTTATACTTAAATGATGACTTTGAAGGAGGCACCTTAAAGTTTGAAGCACAACACGGAGAGCTGCCATTAGAAATAATTCCAGAAGCTGGATCTTTTTTAATATTCCACGGCGGTCACAAAAACATGCATGAGGTTACTGTAGTAAAAAAGAGCCCAAGATACACAATAGGTTCTTTTTGGGACGATAGAGAAGAATCAGATTATCCACAAGAGGTAAGAGATGCTTGGGCTGAAGAGCTTAAAAAAGTTAGAGCAATTCAAGCTGAAGAAGCGGTAGAGTGGAAAGAAGTTAGAGAAAAGGGATTACGTCTAACACCAGATGGCAAGTCTATACCAGCATCTGAAGTGGAAGATTTATGATAGACGAAAAATCAAATAAATTTGATCCAAATGACATGTATCACATGTTTATACCAAATGTTTTAGAGAACAATATTTGGTATTATAAAAATGTTGTAAGCTATCCAAAAGAGCTATTAGATTTTATTAATGAAGTTGATAATGATGCTAGAAGCCACGGCAAAATAACAAAGTGGTTTCCTTGGACTGCTAGCAATAATGGCTCTTTAATATACGGAGACAACAAAAATGTTCTACCTTCAAATATGAAAGATGTCATAGATGCTGGAAGATTAGATCAAAAAATACTATACATATCAAATAGCATAAAGATGGCTTTTCAAATGTGTCTTGATAATTACTTTGCTTCAAGAAATATCGATTCGTCAAATTATGTTTTGCCAATGAGTGAGATTCCATTAAGAAGATGGGGAGTGGGTCCTGGAATGGGTCCTCATTGTGATAACTATGACGGGCATACAAATCTTGCTTTTTCTATGATTTTATATTTAAACAACAACTACGAAGGCGGGGAAATCGAGTTTCCAAATCAGGGAGTGTCTTTAAAGCCAGATGAGGGCAGCCTAATTATATTTCCAAGCAGCGAACCATACCTTCACAAAGTAAATGAGATTAAATCAGGAGACAGGTACACATCACATCTTTCAGTATATACAAGATAGGTGGTATAATTAAAAAATGAGCACAGTTCCTAATCAACACGGATTACATTTCCCAGACTACACGGATTCTCCAGACGTGCCTAAAGACCTGTCACTATTGGCTAAAGATATTGCAGATCTTATTGATGCTAACCCTGGACCGCAAGGTGAAGTTGGCCCAGCAAATTCTCTTGATGTAATTGCAACAAACACAATTACAGCAGGCCTAAATGCATCTGTAATAATTTCAGGAACAGCGCCATCACAACATTTAACATTTAACATCCCAAAAGGACAAGACGGTGTGTTAGGTGGTCCAGGACCATCAAATGTTTTAACAATAGGAACAGTAACTTCAGGACAAACGGCAAACGCATCGATTACTGGAACATCTCCAACTCAAACTTTAAATTTAGTTTTACCAGTAGGGCCTGCGGGAGCAACTGGAGCAACTGGTGAGCAAGGGCTAAAGGGAGATGCAGCAGCAACTATAGCTGTAAACTCCACTACAACAGGAGCTGCAGGAACAAATGCATCCGTAACAAATTCTGGAACATCAAGCAATGTTTTATTAAACTTTACAATTCCAAGAGGAGCAACTGGATCAACTGGTCCACAGGGCCCACAGGGTCCGACAGGTATTGATGGAGCAACTCCAAGCATAGATCCAATATCATTAAGAATTGGTCTTATGTCACCGAATACATCTTCAACTGGCGTTAACTCAAACTGGTATCCATTTTCTACAAACTTATATTCTTTAGGAAAAGATACAACTGATGGTGGACCAGCGAGATACTGGAAGGATATTTTTTGTAATGGAACGATAAGAGCAGCATCTGTTATTGCAACAGGAAATATGTTTATAAATACATCTACAATAGTTACATCAGATGAAAATTTAAAAAATACAATAGCTCCATCTAATCTAGGTCTTAATTTTATTAACTTGTTAAATCCAGTAAGCTACAAATTTAATGTTGGCGGAATAGACTATTCAGTAGATGAAGATGGAAATCAGGTTGAAAGCACAATTCCAGGAAGCAGAACGCACTACGGACTTATAGCTCAAGAAGTTAAAGAGTCTTTGGACAGCTTAAACATTGAAGATTTTGGCGGCTGGGTTCAAAAAGAAGATCAAACTCAGGCATTAAGGTATGAAGAATTTATAGCGCCATTAATTAAAGCAGTACAAGAACTTTCAGCGAGAGTACAAGTTTTAGAAGAAAAGTAGGTAAAGATGTCATATAAGAATGCGGTCTTAAATGATCATCCAAATTCATTTTACCTTTTAGACGAAGTAAGATCTGGAACAGTAGGATCATACTCTGGAATTATTTCTCAGTTTGCAACATATCAAGATTTAAAAGATAGCGGTCTTACATATTCTGCATTAAGCGGATTACCAGTTATCGACTATTCAGGAAACATAAATGATGGATATGCAATAAGCACATCAAGTAAAGAGCTGATGCCATTAGTGCCAGGAAGCATAAGAGGTACACAAGTTCTTGAGCAAACAAGAGTTGCATTTAGTCCAAAAGGAATAGCAACAAAATATTTTAACGATAATTCTTTTAGCATAGAGGCCTGGGCAGCTTTGCCAAGCTATGATGTAGACGCTACAATTGTCGCAGACCCAGAACTGGGGATTGGAATATTTTATGAAAACGGAAACATAGTATTTAAAGTAGGAGATATACAGACTAGCTATACCGTATCAAATTCAAGATCAAAATATATTGTTGCATTATTTGAAAACAGATCTATATCCCTTTATATTGATGGTGTAATTGTTGATAAGCAACCAACCAACAATTATAAATTTACAAACGAATATATTAATTTTATAAGCAGTACATCAGATGAACAGTTGGTTATAGACTCTGTAGCATTTTATAAATTTGCTCTGTCTCAATCTCAAATAAATAATCATTATAATGAAGGCATAAAAGAAATAAAGTACTCTCAAATAGTAGATCTTGATAACGGATATTTGTTTAGCATGAATGTAGAGCCAATTAAGCCAAAATTTAAATACTCTTATCCAGAATCAAAATCATGGAGAGAGATTTATGGAGACAATGTGTCTATAGCAGATGACGGATCATACCTTTATTTTAAAAAAACTTTAGACTCTGCAACCTCACAATTTTCTTTTATAGATTCTTTTATTGTTCCAAATTATTTAAACTTAACAACATCTCAAATTTATTGGGAAGATGATGTTGACGGAATATCAGTAGAAGTCAGCACAAACGGATCTAACTGGCAAGAATGCCAAAATGGAAACCCATTGCCATATTTTAATAAAAACGAAAATTTGTTTTCAGATTTGCTTTATTTGAAAGTTACAATTTTATCAGCCGATACAAGAAAATATTTGCCAATATTAAAAAGCTTAGAAATTTTGTTCTTTAGTTCAAAAAATTTTTACAGCGATAACTCAGGCTACTATTTATCTTCAGGCTATGACTATTCGCTTCCTAAAAAAAATAATAGAATTTTAGCCTACGATAAAAATAATGGTTTACGTATGTACAACGGCCATGGATTTTATTTAAACAATGTGCCCTCAATTAAAACAGTTGAAATGATATTTACTCCAAGATATTCAGAAAATGTGCTTGTTTCTGCTGCGTCAAAAATATACGAGTGGAACCAGGCTGGAACTATAACAAAGTCAGGAATTGCCTCAATATATGTAAATGGTATAGATCGAACAAGCAGTACAAATATATGGGACTTTATATCTCCAGATTTGCCACATCATGTGGTTATAACATTTTCTTCTCAGGCCACAAATCTTAAATTTAATCAAAATCAGTCAGACTCTAAGTCTGGTCTAGGACACATGTATAACAATCTTGCTATATACCCAGACGAGCTTGGGGAATATAATACATTAAATCATTATAGGCTTTATACAAATAGGATAGTAAATTCAATCAACGACACCTCATTAACAATATCAGAAAGCACATCAGGTAACGATTCTACGTCTGTCAGACTGATTTTAATACAGCCAGAAGCCATAAGTATATAAATTTGTCACAAGCTCAGACAAAATCTGGACTTTAGCTACAACTAATGGTATGATTATGGTCTATGAATATCTTAAACAAAAATACTAAAATTATTGAAGAAACCACCCTAGGGATATATGTGTGGGAAATGCCTGACGGCAGATGGATTGGAGACGACGATGGCAACTTTCTTTCGATCACGTCCAAAAAAGGTAATAGATCCAGAATCGATGCTTTGGCTAGAGAAGTTCGCTCGTTTGGTATATACGAGGGCAATCCCAAGTTCCTTTCAGGGCGTAGAAAAATTGACGATGAAGAGTTCGAGCATCAAAACGAAAGACTCAAGTGGGGACTTACACCAGATCCACTAGATATTGGTGTTTATAAAGACGGAATACTTAGGGACGGTAAAGTTCAATGAGAGCTGAATATATTGAAGACGACAACACTTCATCAAGCACTATAGACATTTCAAATACTTCAGACTGGTTTCATTTTCAAAAATCTGAAGAGCATGATGACCCATTTAAAATTGGGCTAGATGAAATTAAAAAGCTTCGTGGCCTAGGCACCAACTTTAAAAGAAAAATAAACCGTGACTTCTCAAAAGCCTTCGTTGGAAAAGAAGGGGTAGCAACACAACAAAATTTATTGCAGCAGGCAATCAGCGGATATGCATTATTTGATTTAGTTGAGCCAACCTACAATCTTGAATATCTTTCAAAAATATATGAAATATCAACATATAACTATGCAGCAATTAATGCAAAGGTTTCAAATATTGTTGGATTAGGATATACGTTTGCAGAAACCCCTAAAGCAAAAGATGCAATGGATCAGATTACTGATGACAAACAGCTTGAAAGAGCTCGTACAAAAATAAATAGAATTAAGAATGGCTTAGATCAATGGCTTGATGATTGTAACGAAGAAGAGTCATTTACAGAAACCCTTATAAAGGCTTACACAGACCTTGAGGCCACAGGAAACGGATACATTGAGATAGGACGTACAACAGGTGGAGATATAGGCTACATCGGCCACATACCAGCTAAAACAATGCGTGTGCGTAGATTTCGTGACGGCTTTATTCAATTGCTTTATGGCAAGGCTGTATTCTTCCGTAACTTTGGAGACCTAGAAACGCCTAGCCCGATTGCTGGCCAAGAAGACAGACCAAATGAGATTATTCATTTAAAGAAATATACACCAATGAATAACTATTATGGTGTTCCAGATATTATTGCAGCACAGCAAGCTTTAGCAGGAAATGAATTTGCAGGAAGATATAACCTTGACTACTTTGAAAACAAGGCAGTTCCAAGATATATTATTACAGTTAAAGGAGCAAAGCTTTCTCCAGAGTCAGAAAGAAAATTACTTGAGTTTTTTCAGGTCGGCTTAAAGGGAAAGAATCACAGATCTCTTTACATTCCACTTCCAGCAGATACACCAGACTCAAAGACTGAATTTAAGATGGAGCCAATTGAGGCGGGAGAGCAAGAGTCCTCATTCAACATTTATCGTAAAACAAATAGAGATGAAATCCTTTTAGCCCATCGTGTTCCTATTAATAAAATTGGAACTCCTGAAGGTGTTAATTTAGCTGTAGCAAGAGATGCAGATAAGACATTTAAAGAGCAGGTTTGTCGTCCAGCACAAGATAAACTAGAAAAGAAATTAAACTATTTAATTGCAGAAAAAACAGATGTTGTCGAATTAAAGTTTAATGAGCTAAGCCTTACAGACGAAATAACTCAAAGCCAGATAGATGAGATTTATTTAAGAATGCAGGTTATTACTCCTAACGAAGTAAGAGTTAGAAAAAATATGATTCCTAGAGATGGCGGAGATGAAGTCGTTGAATTAAAGCCTCAGCAGGCGGCAGACCAACAGGCCAAGTCTACTGGAAATAAAACTAGAGACCAACAAAGAGCTTCAAATGCCCCAGATAAAAATGGGGAAGGCAGAAATGCCAAGGGAGATGGTCCAAAAGTCAAATAAGTTTAATCGACTGTTATTTGCTTTATATGATATAAGCCTATAAAATTAAGCATATGAACATCGAAAAGTCGCATTGGTCCAGCGATGGAGAAAACCTCCATCTCTCAGTTCCATTTACAAAAGTTAATCGTGAGAGCAGAACCGTGTCTGGTTTTGCTACGCTAGATAATGTTGATCAGACAGGTGACGTTGTAACCGCAGAAGCAAGTCTAAAAGCATTTGAAAATTTTAGAGGAAATCTTCGTGAGATGCATCAGTCAATTGCAGTTGGTAAAGTAGTTTCATTTAAGCCTGAAACATACTACGATCAAAAGTCTCAAGCATTTTATAATGGAGTTTACGTAACATCTTACATTTCAAAGGGTGCACAAGATACTTGGGAAAAAGTTCTTGACGGCACTCTTTCTGGTTTTTCAATCGGCGGAAAAATTAAAGAGTCAGACAATGAAGTTAACAAAGCTACAGGCGAAGCAGTAAGATTTATTAAAGATTACGATTTAGTAGAACTTTCAATTGTCGATTCACCAGCAAACGAACTATGTAATATTTTTTCAATTGAAAAAGTAAACGGACAAATGGTCTATAAGGGTATTGCTACTGAAGTAGTAACAGAAAATATTTTTTATTGTGAAGAAAGTGATTCTGTATTTATGTCTACAGAAAAAACTTTTGAATCACCAGTATCAGGAAAGCCAGCCACACTAATTGGTTGGGTAGAAAGTTCTGATATTAATAAGTCAAAAGAAATAAATAAGATTCTTGCTTCATTTAAGAAGTCAAGATTACCGTTGCCTGAAACACAATTAGCAAAACAGGCAAACGTAGAAGGAGGTAATAAAATGTCACATCATGATGAGAATGTTGCAGATGCTCCAGTAGCAGAAGCAGCAATCGTTGAAGAGACACCAGTTGCAGCAGCAGTAGAAGCTCCAGCAGCAGATGAATCAAACGTCAATCTTTTTGACAAGTCATTAGAAACTACTGATGTAGTTGCTGATGAAACCTCTGCCGACAACGTTGAAAAAGCAGCCGATACAGTAGAAGTTATGGTTGATGAACCTGATTTTGCAAAGATGTTAGGCGATCTAAAAGGCTTTTTCGCAGACACACTCACAAAAGCTACAGAAGCTAATGCTGCACAAGTTACAGACATTAAAACATCTGTAGAAGCTTTCAGCAAGAGCGTCGACGATAGAATTTCTGAGTTGGCAGAAAAGCACAGCGCACTTAGTGATGCTGTTGCAGAAATAAAGGGCACCATTGATGGTGTTCAAAAGCGTGTAGATGCCGTAGAAGGCGAAACCGCAATTAAGAAGTCCTCTGACCTTGGCGGGTCTGAGGTTTTTACTAAATCAAAATCAAAATGGTCTGGAGCTTTCCTCGGTTCCGTAAATGAAATCTTTAACTAAAATAAGGTAGGTGAAATAAAAATGAGTAATGAATTATTAGAAAAGGCCGCAGCAGCTGGTACAACAGTATCAACTGGCTTTGGCTCAACAACTGGTGGTTCAGGCGTTCACGTTGCTTCAGAAAATGGCAACGGTGGACTTCTAAACCCAGAACAATCAGCACGATTCTTGGACTATATGTTCGATGCTACCGTAATTGGTAAAGTTGCACGTACTGTCCGAATGAAAGCTGACACAACAGAGATTGATCGTATGTCCGTCGGAGAAAAGCTTGTAAAGCTTGCATCTGAAGGCGAGAACACAGCTGCTAACAGCGGTGTAACTTTCTCAAAGATCTCTCTTACAACAAAGAAACTTCGCATGGACTGGGAGCTTTCAACAGAGTCTCTAGAAGACAACATTGAAGGTGCAGATCTAGAAGATCACATTGCACGTATGATGGCAACACAGGCAGGAAATGACATCGAAGATGTTATTCTTAACGGTGACGAGTCACTTACAACCGATGCACTTTACAAGTCATTTAATGGTGTTGTAAAGAAGGCAAAGACAAACGGACGTGTTGTCGATGCAGCTGGTGCGGGAATTTCTCGTGCAGTATTTAACTCAGCCCTAAAGGCTCTTCCACGTAAGTACAAGCAACGTCGTACAGACCTTCGCTTCCTTTCAGGATCAAACTTGATCCAGGACTACTTATACTCTAACTCACAGAACATCCAGAACGTTACTCCACAGGATATTGCTTCAGGCATCATCCGTGGTGATGTTCCAGTTCTTGGAGGTCCAGCAGGATATGTAGCTCCATACGCATTTGGTATTCCAATCGTTGAAGTTCCATTGCTTCCTGAGACACAGACAGGTACATATGCAAGCCCATCAGGTTCACACGGAGACATCCACTTGACATTCCCAAATAACGTTGTTATTGGTATCAAGCGTGACGTAACTGTTTACCGCTTCTTCTGGCCACGTAAGGACTCAATCGAGTACACAATGTACACTCGTGTTGGCGTTCAAATCGAGCAGGCAGACGCTTGGGTAGTTGTTAAGAACGTTAAGGTTGCTTCTTAATTAAATAAGAATTAACTACCGAAAGGCCCCCAATTAATTTTGGGGGCTTTTCATTTTAATTTAACAATGCTATAATTAAATCACCTAGAAAGAGGAGAACTAAATATGTCATTTGACACATTAACAGTAGCTGAATTAAAGGAAATTGCAACCGAGTTTGCTGTAGACACAGAAGGTCTAAAAAATAAAAAAGATGTAATTGCTGCGATGGCAGAAGAAGGTGTAACATATTCCGTATATGCAAAAACACTAGAAGCAATAAAAGAAGCAACAGAAGAAATTGAAGTTTTGCCAAAATTTGATCCAAAGGCACAAGCCGAGGACACAGTCTTGGTACGCATGACAAGAGCAAATTACAGATATGATATTCATGGACATACGTTTACAGATACTCATCCATTTGTAGCAATGTCAGAAGAAGACGCTCAATTAATCTTTGATACAGAGGAGGGTTTTCGTTTAGCGACACCAAAGGAAGTTCAAGACTTCTACAACTAAACGTTAACATAAGTTAATGGAAATATTAGTAGGCACCAATTCACCAATTACTCATAGAGTTTTTTGGAAAGGCGAAACTGTCGATGCCGACTCTTTGCCTACAGTAAAGATTTATGACATCACAGAAGATCCTGCTGTCACACCCCCAATAAACCCTGGAACTTTAATAACAACCATAACATCAGAAAAAAGAGAAACTGATGATGGTGTTTACGTTGCATATCTTCCTCTTGAATTAACAGATAAAAATAAGCAATTAAAAGTAGTATGGGAATATGTAGTAGATGGAAGCCCAGTTAGAAAAGAGAACAAGCTTTTTGTTCAAACTCCATATACTGATTTAACTCAGGCTGCAGAAGTTTTAGGGGTTGGAGCAGACTATTCTGACCCAAATTACAAAACATTTTTTGATTTATTAGAAGCAGAAAGATATGCAAGAAAGCTAATTGAAAACTATACAGGTCAGCTGTTTTATTTATATGACGACGTAACAATAGTTTATGGCGCAGGAACAGACATCCTTCCGCTTCCATATAAACTTTCTCAGCTACATGAATTGTATTCAAATGATCTTTTACTTATAGATAATATTAATAACATTAATAATCTAGGTTACGATATAGTTGTTTCAGAAAGCGGATTTGGAATAAGAATTAATCGTGCTAACCTGCTTGACAATACTGTATATGTTGCAAACGGAATGATTCCTCCAACAATCAATGATTACTCAGGAGTTTTTAATAAAGATTCAGTTTATAGAATTGCGGGTAAATTTGGTTGGGCTGAAGTTCCAGACGAGGTAGATCTTGCATGTATAGAATTAATGAAAGATTATTTCTCTAAAGATAAAGTTTGGAAAAATAAATACATCAAAAACATCTCCACGTTTGACTGGAAATTTGAATACGATTCAACAACATTTTCTGGAACTGGAAATAATTATGTAGATCAACTACTTCTTCCATACGTTCTAAATAAGATGGTTGTTATTTAGAATGAACAGTGTTGTAGATTCACTTATGCCTATGCAGGCTGATATATATATCCAGCAAGATGAGCAGGACCCAAATACTGGCGCAATTAAAAAAAATTGGAACTATTCAAGAACTGTAGCTTGCTCAGCAAAAGGAATAATATCAAATTCAGGCTCAGGAAGATCTGGAGACAAGCAAAATTTTTCAAACAGATATGCAAATGAACAAACAATTGAAATCAGAACAAATCTTCAAATAAATTATAGGGAAAAAATTAATAACATTAGAGATCTTCAAGGCAATGTTATTTGGAAAGAATTAGATTATCCTACAGAAACTCCAACTGTTTTTGAAGTAATAAGCTCAACTCCGCTAACCGACCCTTTTGGAAATGTTCTTGCATACAACTCTCTTGCAAAGAGATCGGAGAACCAGGAAATTGGACTCTAGCGTAGCTTTAATTCAAACCGCAAGCGGACTTGAAAGATTGATGGCTGGATCTGTTCCAGGTATTATTAAAGATAGTACAGTTGCACAAGTATCTGCTTTTTTGTATTACGAAGCATCTGTTCTTTCAAAGCTTACAACAAATGATGCATTTAAGAAATTATTTAAGACAACAGTCTTTAATCAAATAGAAAAAGATTTTTCAGAGTATTTAGATTCACAAGCAAGAATAAAACAAAAATCTTTGCAGCATGTTTATGAGTGGAATAAGGCTGGAAATCCAGCAGCTAGATTATTTAAGTTAAACAGGTTAGACACAGAAGGCCTTTCGTTTAGAATTAATTATGATTTTAAATTATCAAAATCAACAGTTCCTTCAACAAATAAGCTACAAAAGAAAAAATATGTATTTGCAAACAAAGCCTCAATTATGGAGTCTGGTATGCCAGTAGTTATAAGGCCAAGATCTGCAGAAAGACTTGTTTTTGAATTAGATGGCGAAACTGTATTTATGCCAAAAGGAACTTCAGTAACAGTAAAAAGGCCTGGAGGCACAGCAGCAACAAACCAGTTTGCATTAGCCTACGGTAGATTTTTTGGCGGGCCACTAGTTAATTCATCTATTAAGTCTTCAGGCTTACAAAGAATATTTAACTCTAAAATGGCGGCAGCCCTAGATGTTCCAATTAATATAAAGAAAGTGCAATATAGTTTCAGCCCTGGTAAAATAAGATATCAGGCGGACGCAGCATTAGAAAGATCATTTGGAGGCTCACTATGACAGTAGATTATAAGATAGACGCAATGTTTGAGCTCCGTAAATTTCTATGGAAAGAGCTAAAGGCTACAGAAATTTTTGATAAAAACGATTACTATTCAGATAATCTAAATGCTGAAATTATTCCTATAATTCCAGTTCAGCAGTCCCCAGAATTAGATCAATTCTTAAATGGCAAAAAGCATATAGTCTACGACAAGATCGGATTGTCATTTGAGGACATATGGCTGCTGGCATGTGAAAAGGTTTTATTTACAATATATTCAACTGACATATCAGATATATATGAAATCAGAAACTTGATGATGGACCTATTTAGAAGAATGGACGAGTCCGCAAGAGATGTCAACAATAGCTCAGATTCCACTAAATTAATATTCCATAGCATACATGTTGTAGAGACATCGCCAATCGAGCCTTCATCTGAGCTAAAGGGCTTCTTGTCGGCAGATGTGATTTTAGAGGTAAAATACTCAAGAACAACAGATGGCAGAGGAAGATTCAATTAGTTGCTTTTAGTCAACTTATCCAGTAAAATTGGACTTGAGGTAAAAAGCCTAGCCAGCTTTGATTAAGATTTAAAATGTAAGTCAATATATATATATGTTTATTTAACAGGAGGTTTTACAACATGGCACAAAATACAGGTAATGCTAGAAATATTCTCGTTGGTGCGTCACCGCTGTTTCTTTCAGTAACAGATATCACTAGCGCAGACTATGTTCCAGCAGCAGAAGCAGGCGTATTAAACGCTTGGGCTTCAGGAAAAAATAAGACTGTCCCAGCATTTGCTACAGGAGAATCTTACACAGATACTTTGAATGCTGTTGATACAGCTACATCACTTTCAGCTGCAACACCAAAGGAAACTAAGGGTGCATTTTATCGTAACGTAGGTTACACAAACAACGGTCTTCAGGTTACATACAACCCATCATACGGTTCAGTAACAGTAGATCAGCTTCTTGACTCAGCAAAGCTTTTCAAGGAGACAATGGAAGTTATGATCGCAACAGAAATGGCAGAAGGTACTCTTGAGAACGTTCTTGCTGTATTCGGTCAGCGTTCAGATACTTTAACATCAGCGGGAACAGGTACTTCTTCAACAAAGACACTTGGTCTAGCAGGTGGAGCTCTTGGCGAAGCGCCAACAGAGCGTCAGCTTATTGCAGTTGGTCAAGCACCAACATCTACAGCAGCGGCAGCAACTGAGCGTGTATATTATGCACGTCGTGTTCTTTCTGTACAACAGTCACAGTTCTCTTTGGCTCGTAACGCAGCATCAACATTCCCAGTAACATTCCGTTTGTTACCATCTGGTGACTCAGCTCACGCAGGTAAGGAATATGGTTTCATCGTAGACCGTGTTCTTTCAGCATAATTAATTTAATTAATTAATAGAGACCCCCTAAGAAATTAGGGGGTTTTCTATTGCTATGATATTTTCAATATGATACAATAATTAAGACACAATCCTAGGAGGATTAAATTGGCAACTACAGTATATGATGTTGAAGAAATTCAACTACAAAATGGCGCAACAGTTAAACTCAAGCCTTTAACAATTAAAGAGCTTCGTGAGTTTATGAAAGTCATTCAAAGAACACAAGAAGTAACATCAGAAGATGAGACATTAACAATTCTTATTGAGGCATGTGGAGTGGCACTAAAGAAGCAGCTTCCAGACCTAGTAGCAGATAAAGACGCATTTGAAGATACACTTGACGTTCCAACTATCAACCGCATTCTAGAAGTTTGCGGAGGAATTAAGATGGACGACCCAAACCAACTAGCGGCAGCAGTACTGGCTGGTCAGAACTAGATCTAGCCGCTTTAGAAGGGGAAGTTTTTCTTCTTGGTAATTGGATAAATTACGAACAACTAGAAGATAATCTTTCAATGCCAGAGTTAATCCAGACTTTTAAATCAATGCAAAAATCTGAGTCGGAGAAAAGAAAATTCTTAGCTTCAATTCAGGGTGTAGATTTAAATGAAAGCAGTAATCAAAATGAGGAGGGATCTTCCTTTGAAGATGTTAGAAGAAGAGCACTTGGTATAAATGCATCAGCAGATGATGTTGTTTCACTACAAGGTTCATTTGCCAGCGAAGCTGGTTTCGGCATTGGAGCAGGATTAGGATACTCTATAGAGTAATATAAGTATATGGCAGATAATTTAATCACCACCAATATTACCGCCAATGCAGACTTTACGAGCTTAAGAGCTCAGCTAGCTGCAGTTACTGCCCAACTCATAAAACTTCAAGAAACAACTGCTGGAACAAACGCAAAGCTTGCAAATCAAATTGCAGTAATGAACAAGTCGTTTGCAACTACCCTTGGCTCTACTGGTCAGTTTTCACAGCACTTTGTTTCTTTAACTTCAGACGTAGAAAAGTTTGGAAAGAATTTAGATCGTGGCCGTCTTAAATTAAGTGAGTACTATAACACTTGGAACGGCCACACTAAAAAATCAAGCAATTTAATTAGAGATCTTGCAAAGCAGCAGGTAATGCTTGAGCAGGCTATTATTCAGCCATTAGGTAAAAATGCACAGGGCTTAATGCAATACAACGTAATGGTTGCAAAAGGTCTTGATGAGATAAAAAACAAAACAGCTTTAGCTAGACAACAAGCTTCAATTATGAATAAGGTCATGCAAGACGGTGCGGGCCAACTAATTAACTGGGGTAAAAATACACAGTGGGCAGGTCGTCAGCTTACAGTAGGACTTACAGTCCCACTCATTGCCTTCGGAGCTGCAGCACAAAAAGCATTTAAAGAAGCAGACGCAGAGCTAGTAAGATTAACAAAAGTTTATGGCGGATTAGCCGCAACTTCATCTGAAGATTTAGCGCAAGTCAGAAAAGATGTAAAGGCTACTGCTAAAGAAATTGCTAGTTCCTACGGTGTAGCATATAAAGAAACAATTGCACTTGCAGCTGATTTAGCAGCCACTGGACAACAAGGAAATGAGTTAATTGCATCAACTCAGCAAACAACAAGACTTGCTGTTCTTGGTGAAGTTGACAGACAAGATGCAATGAAAGCAACTCTTGCAATTCAAAATGCATTCAAGCAAAATACAAATGAGCTAACACAATCAATTGACTTCCTTAACGCAGTTGAAAACCAGACTTCCACATCTCTTCAAGACCTAACTGAAGCAATTCCAAAAGCAGGTCCAGTTGTAAAATCACTTGGCGGAGACGTAAAAGATTTAGCTTTGTATTTAACTGCAATGAAAGAAGGCGGAGTAAACGCATCAGAAGGTGCTAACGCAATCAAATCAGCAATGGCATCTCTTATCAACCCTACAAAGGTTGCAAAAGAAATGTTTAACGGATTTGGAATAGATATTGATAAAATTGTAACCTCAAATGCTGGAAACCTAACAGCAACAATAGTAGATCTTCAGTCAGCGCTAGACAGTCTAGATCCTTTAAGCAAGTCAAGAGCTATTGAGCAATTGTTTGGTAAATTCCAGTACGCAAGAATGTCTGCGCTATTTGAAAACCTAGGAAAATCTGGATCGCAAACACTTCAGGTTATGGATTTAATGAAGGCAAGCACACAAGATCTTGCAGCAATTTCAGAGCGAGAATTAAAGATGATGACAGAGTCAGCATCAGGACAATTCAAGAGAGCCTGGGCTTCTGTTCAAGCAGACTTAGCCGCTGTTGGAGAACAGTTCTTAAGAATAAGCACAAAGGTATTAATTGTTGTAGATAAAATTATTCAATTTTTTCAAAATTTGCCAGGCCCAGTTAAAACATTCTTAAATGCTCTGGGCGGAATCACAGCAATTGCTGGACCAATAATCATGCTTACAGGTGTACTCGGAAACTTCCTAGGATACATCATTAAGGGTATATTTCATTTAAAGCAATTAGGTAAAGGCGGACAAAGCTTTAAATTTCTTACCCCTGAAATTATGGCAGCAGATGCTGCAGCAAAAGGTCTTGCAACATCATTCTATAGTGATACAGAAGCAACAATTGTTTTATCTAATGCTGTAAATACACTTTCAGAATCATTTGCTAACCTTGAAATGAAAGCAAATGCTGCAAAGGTTGCTGTTCAACCAGCGGTTGCAACTGTTGGTGGAAGCGCAGTAGCTCCAGGAGTTCTTGGACAAAGAGTAGTTGATAAAAACAATCCGCTAATTGGTTCACCTTATTCAAGAGATATGTCACATTTGATTCCATCTCAAATGCCACAAATGGGAACAATATTTGGAACAGTCCCAGGTGCTGGCCCAGTAAACGTTAGAGTTGGAAAAAATCCTCAAGCGTACATGGACCAAGATCTTCCAAAGATCCCTGGAGTCACATCAGTAAATAACACATCTACTGGAATTGTTGCAGCTGAAGCAGCAAAGTGGCATGCAATGACAGCAGCAATTGCAATGCAGTCAGAAGCAGAAATAAAAGTATTGAAAAAAGAAGTAATGGCAACGGGAACAATTACATCAAGCCTATCTGATTCTTATCAAGCATTGCTCCCAGAATTTTCTGAAATTACAAGTATGGCTGCACAAGAAACAGCTTTAATTGTTAAGCAGCTACAGCAAAGTAAAATAACAGCAGATGAAGCAAGAGCAAAAGTAATTCAGCTAAACGCAACAGTTGAAGCAATGCTTGCCGAAACAGCTCAAAAGATTGCAGCAGGACAAGGAAGAACTGTAGCCTTAACAACAGTTCCATTAACATCTCAACCTGTAGTAGACCCAATAACAGGTAAATCAAACATGAAAGAGATGTTCCACAAGGGAACAACAAAAGAAATTGCAGATAGAATTGCAAGAGCATTAGGTGGAGTCAGAACCTCTGGAGCGGGATACAATATTCAGACTACAAAGCCTCAGCAATTAAACGCAGGAGGAAGAGTATATGATCCATCAAGAGACGGCAACATCGTACCTGGAGACACATCAATTAACTATGATAATACTCCAGCAGTTTTGCAAGAAGGCGGCTATGTATTAAATCAAGGCGCTTCAAAAAATAATCCAGACCTAGTTAGTCTTGCAAAAAATTCCCGAAACTCTGGAGGAAAAATTGTACCAGCTGTAGTAACTCCAGGTGAGACTTACTTCCCTCCAGAAGTTGCTGAGACAATGATGCCTACACTTGAAAAGGCTAACAGAGGTTCAAAAATATCATTAAGAAATGTCGGCGGATATATAGGTGGTCTTGTAAAAAGATCAAAGAAGAACTACGGAATTAGCTTTGAAGATTCAGAGCAGATGCGTAGATATACTGAATATCATACGTCATCAAATTTTGACCAGTATGCAAAAGCGGCTTCAATTGCAAATGATGCAGAAGCACTAGTTGCTCTTGGGCTAAGCCCAGAAGAAGCTGTAAAGGAAGCAGATCGCTGGTTTGAAAAGAGATACAATAAAGCTTTAGAAAATAACAATGGAGTATTTAAGCAATCAGAATTTGATAAAGTTACACAAGAAAGCTATTCTGATTTACAAAAAGATTTAAAGAAAAGATACGGTATAACAAAACCTATCTCAAAAGAATGGCGCACACTTTCAAAGTCTGGAAGCCAGCAGATGAAGGCACAGCGCTGGAGATACACAAGTGGAAAAGTTGATTACACAGTAAGAAACAAAATATTTGATTTACTTGGAGAACCAGGGAAGAGATTAAAGAAAGAGGCTGCCTTTGCAAATCAAGAGCGAGCACACTACACATCTGGAAGCACACAAGCTAAATCTGGATTTAACTATTTAGGACAGGCAGTAATACAGCCTTGGGAAATTAATCAGCTTGCTCACGAGCTTTCAAGATATGGAGTTATACAAAATTCATTTTCTTTGTCATCTGCTGAGAATAAACAGCAGTTTGATAGAATTGCAAAAAATTTAGGATACTTAGATCACGATGACATGTTGGAAAGCTTAAAGGGCAAAAAGAGTTCTCCAGCAAAACCTCCTAGAGTATTTAAAGTTGAAAATGGAATGACAGCGCCATTGCGTAAAATGGTTTCTTCTTCACCTGCACAATTTAAAAATTACATGAGATTGCCAGCCGTAGCAAGAATGCTCACTTTAGCTGGAGCAAGACTTAATGCTGGAGGAGCAGTTGGTGGCTCAGTCCGTAAAGGAAAATATAATTACGGAAAACTTCCAGCATGGATAATCAGAAATGAAAAGATCAAAAACCTAGCCAACACTGATCCAGCACATGGTGTTTTACAAATTGGTAAATATCACCCAGCCTTGCATGTTAGAAATCAATATGTTGCTCCTTCTATTAGATATAAGAGTAACTATGAACCATTTACATGGGACAAAGGTCCTAATGCTGGTCAAACTTTCTATTCCCCAAGAAGAACTGGCGGAGCACCAGCATTTGAAACTGGAACAATAGAGACAAGAGCAAAAACTGCTCTATACAATTATATGCAGGGTGACTATCAAGCAATTAATGATCCAGCAGTTCAGGCATATCTTTCAACCATAAGAACTAAATTTACAGGAACACTTCATAGAGGAGTTAGAAACATATCTAGCCTTCCTCCTGTAATTAGTAATTTAATTAAAGAAGGCAGATGGGATGATCTTGTAGGCAAAGAGTTTATTATGCGTCGCTCATCATGGAGCACAAATAAAGATACTGCAGAAGGCTTTGGTCAAATTCAGCTTATTGCAAACGTAAAAAATAGAAATGCTGTGCCAGCATCTGAAATATTTCCAAACTTAACATTCCAATCTCCACAGGGACCAGTACCAGTAAACGAAAGTGAAGTTTACATGGGAGGTAAGTTTAGAGTTATTGGAGCTGATAAAAATAGATTAAAGCTACAAGCAATATATGATGCTGCTCGTGAAAATGGCGGACCAGTAAATGCTGGAAGACCTTATCTTGTTGGAGAAAAGGGTCCAGAAATCTTCGTTCCAAAAAATGCTGGAGGTGTAATTCCAGGATACAACATGGGCGGAATGGTAAAGTCAATGATGATGAGCTCACTTGGATACATGGGTGGTTCTGCGCTTGGAGGAATGACAGGCTTGCCAGGCGGAGCAATGATTGGCGGAATGCTTGGCTCAATGTTTGGAATGGGCGGAGGCTCATCTATGGGAAGAGCTCCAAGGCCACAAGCAGAAGGTCCATTAAGAGAAAATGGAATGTTTGCAAAAAATTTATCTGCAGAGCATTTTACAAAACCAATAGGTCCAGCAGGAAAACTTGCAGATAAGTTAAATCTGCTTGGATCATCAGGTGGAAGATTTTCTAGTGTTTTAACAAAAATAGGACCACTTCTTGCAAGACTTCCAATGGCATTTAATCCAGTTGGGGTTGCAATTGCAGCAGTAACAGCAGCTACAGTTCTTGGGGTTAAAAGATGGAAAGACCATAATGAACATTTAAGAATTGGAATGCTTCAATATAGCTTAACTGCAGAAGCAGCAAAAAAAGCTGGAGTAAAATTTACTGATTACAATACAAAGCTAGCAGATACCGTTACAAATATTCAAGCAATAAGAGAAAGAAATCAGCTTTTGTATGAAAGCATGGAGTCTGCTGGAATGCCAATAGAGATGACTATTGAGCAATATAAGAAATTGCGTAAAGAGGTTAAGTCATCTTATGCAGACCAAATTAAATTAATTAATCAAACAAAGGGACCAGGGGATACAAGAAAGCTTGCAGAAGATCTTAAGATTCAGTTAATGGCAGCAGGCATGTCAGCAGAAGATGCAACAAAGAAAATTTGGGCAATGTTTAAACTTTCTGAAAAAGCAAAAGACGCTGCAACATTTACATTAGGAAACTCTGGCTTTAATAACATAAAAGATGGTCAATCTGTAGCAGTAAGTGCAATATCCAGATACAGCGCTGCAGCAAAAGAAGGCGGACGTGAAGGCGCAGGCGCAGTACAAACTGGACTGACATCAATAGATGCTGGCATACAAGACATGATTGCTAGAAGCAAAAAAGCAGCCAAAGCAGACAAGTCTGGCAATACAAAAGTATTAACTGAATATCAGGCACAAGAAGCTATGCTTAATAAATTAAATTCTCTTGAGTCATCAAAAGCAAGATTAACAAAAGCAACAAGAGATGAAATGATTAAGCAAAACCCAGAACTTAAAAAGATTATTAATCCACTAGACACAATTGTAAGTCTATGGGGAAAGATGAATCTTGCAGCAAAAGGCTTTACAGGTAATTTAGAAGCTCTAGGTCCAAAAGCCGTTGAAACATTATCTAAGATTGCTGATGCTGTTTCTGAAGCAACAGCTTCCGCCAACAAGACTGGGTTATTAAAAGATCAATATGCAATGCTTGATAAATTAACTGCACAGCAAAAGGCCTTAATGAAGGCTGCAAAAGGACAAAGCGTAGCCCAACAAATAAGTACTAAGGACCAGCTTAAAGCTCTTCAAAAACAAATTGATGCAAATAATAAACTTGCAGATGCAAGATTAAAAGCTCTTGATGCTGCAAAGCAAGAGGGAGATATTGCAAGAGAAATTGCTAAAAAGCAAGCAGAATATGATTCTGCTTTAGCAACAGGTAATGCAGCTGCAGCACAACAAGCAAGCCTAGATATTCAAGGACTGCAATCAGATCAGCAATATCTTTCACAGAAAAAAGCAATTGAAGATGCGCTTAAATTACAAAATGCACCACTTGAAGCAAAAATAAAAGCAATTAACGAAGGTCAAGAAAAACTTTCTGACAGAGCAGCCCTAGCAGCCGAAAGTTTAGGAAAGATTAATGACAAGATAGCAACACAAAAACAAAAAATTGATGACGTTAATTCAGCAATGACAACATTTAGAATAAATGCAATCGCAGCTGGCAAAACTCTTGAAGAGTATGCTTTGACCAAAGAAGGAAAACAAGATGCTGCAGCAGTTGTAGGTACTTCAAAAACAGCGGGAATAAAAGTTCCTGCCAGCAGCGGAGGTCAGTATGTAGGAAGTACGTTTGTTCCAAATACAAAGAATGTTGGGTCACAAGCACTAGACCTGATTACTAAAACTGAAGATGCAGTAACTTCAGCTCTTACTTCAAAAGGCATTCAAATGGGCAGCGGAGACATCTACATTGTTGGAAAAGACGGAAAGAAAACAAAAGTTGATGCAACTTCATATCAAGATGGTAAAAAATCTAATGCAGGTATAAACAGATCTACGGTAAATGGTAAAGAAAAGTTGTCTGTTCAAGCTTTGCAATTAGTTGCAGAAAAAATACCTACAAAGCAGGGAACAGAATTTTTTATTAAAGATACAAAGTACAAGATTACTGGGCCAGCTAACACCAATGGTATGCTACCAATTGAAAAAGCTGGATACGGAACAATGAATCTAAATCCAAGAATTCCTACAATTGTTGGAGACAGAGGCCCAGAGCTAGCATTTGGCGGAATGATTATCCCTAATATGGCTAAGGTGCCATTCTCTTCTGCAAGATATGATGTCAATAAAGCAAATCTTAGATTTGAGCCAATGCGTGATAATTCATGTGGAAGCGTAATTAACCTTACTCAAAATATTTATCCTTCAGACGGAATGAATACAGATGCATTTGTAAGACAGGTCGTTCAGCAAACAAAACAAGCTATTGGACAAGATACAAAGTTAAATGCTAAAATGGTAGGAAATTCAATGAATGTGAGTATTAAATCATGACGTTAACACTACCAGTAGGTTCGGCTTTATTTATACAAGATACTAATGGAACTTGGCAAAAGTTAACTGAGCATAACAGATCACCCATATCTTTTGATACTCAAAGAATTGAAAGAACATCTAGGATGTCAAACGGAAGTCTTAGAAAAGTATTTGTAGCAGATAAGAAATCTTTGTCCACTTCATGGACCATGGTACCTTCATATAATTCAATGACTGTAGACGGCGGTTGGGGAGCTGAAGATTTAAAATCATTTTATTTAAGTGCAAAAGGTCAAGGTACATTTAATGTTAGAATATCCTATAATCTATCTAGAACTGAAGATTTTATTGCTACATTTACCTCATGCTCATTTAGTATTATAAAAAGAAATGTTAAGGCTAGCTCATCTGACACGCCACAGCTTTTTTGGGATGTATCTATTTCATTGGAAGAAGTATAATGTTAACTGCATCTTCTAACGTATTAAACGCAATAAATAAATCAACAAGCATTTTAATTACAAATGGATGCCTGCTTGAATATAATATGAATGATATTATCCAGGGTACCTCTGTAACGGCCCCAGAGGGGGTTTTGACGGCCTCTTTAACAGCTCCTGCAGATCAGGGAGGGTATACCTATAAACCCTTTGAAAAGTTATTTCCACTAAAAAGCATAATTGATCCAAGAAGACCCAAATCCGCTGGAATTCAGTACATGATTGCTGGAGATCCAAGCGTAGCAACAACATTATCAAGCGGGGTAGGCTCAAGAGATACATATGCTTCATCTAAAGAATTTTCTAAAAGGCTTTATTTTTCAAGTATAAAAACGGCATATAAATATTGGGTAACCCCAAAAGCATCAGGAAACTCATTATCAAATTGCATTTTATCATTAACATATCCTGCAGCAAAAAAAGCAGTATCAAATAAAATAACTATTAAGTTTGAAGTATCTCATTCAAAGCCAACTTCTTGGAATGTAAAACTAGTTAATTTAACTGGTGCAGAGTCTACTATATATACAGGAACAACTTGCCCAGATTCTGGTATTGTAAATATTTACTACAATGGATCTGCATGGACAGAAACAGAGCCATCATCACCCGCAGTTGGAGTTGATTTAAGTGGTTTAAAGCTACAAGTAAACTCAATAAGCACATCTGGCGGATACCTTGGAGTAATAGAGATGTCTGCAAGGTATGTTGTAGATGTTACACAAAGATTAGAATCATTTACTATATCTCAAAGTGCATCAGATTCTGTAGATGGAATCGTTCCCGTAGGCTCGGTAACTGCAAACTCAATTTCTCTTAACTTGAATTCATATGATAGAGTTTGTGAAAATTATGATAAAGCAATGGTTTTTGATAAAAACAAAATCAATTTATACAAAAATGTTATTGTAAAGCCATACGTAACTATTGAGTCAGAAAAAATAAACTTAGGAGTTTATTACTTAGACTCATCAGATCTAAGCGAATTTGGAGACGTATCAATTACAGCTCTAGACGGAGCTAAAGAATTGCAGTTTATAAAGCCACCAGATACTGTAACAAAAGATATGTCTTCTGTTGCAATAATAAGAAGATTGCTTGACTCAGTTGGATTTACAAACTATAAATTCAATGTTTCTGAAACAGATACAGCAACAATAACCCCAGCCTACTGGTATACAGATCCAAATAAAACTGTATGGGAGCATATTCAAGATCTATGCAAAGATACTCAAATGGTTGCTGTGTTTGATCACAATGACATTCTACAATTTTATCCAAGAGATTACATATTTGCAAAAAACAAATCTCCACAGATATCATTTAGGTATAATGCAAAATCAGACAAGCTTGCAAACATAGCATCTTTGTCAGTAGAAACTGTTCCATCTGCAAAAGCAGTCAAAGTTTTATACAGCCCACAACTTAGCTCGTCTTATGACATTAGCTCAAAAGATATTTTATACAGCTCACCAGTTGTTTCACTTGGAGCAGCAGCATTAACAAGAGACCTTTTGCCGAGCTCTCCAGCAGAAGGAACTTTAGGAACCGAAGATTACGCACCCCTTGGTGTGGTTTATTTAGAACCAGTTGTAGTAAGTGGACAAGAAAAGCAGTTATATTCTTACGGCGGATACCTTGTTGTTGAAAAAGAAATTATTGAGTACGACGCAATACAATATCAGTATCAAGACATAAATGATTCATCTGTTAAATACAAATGGATGAAGTCTGAATCTGATGTTCAAAAAAGTCAAGGTCTTTCAAAGCCAAATACATTTAAGCCTACAGGTAAATATAGAATAAAAGCTAGAAATGTTTTTAATGTTGTTTCTAGCACAGATACAGCTTCATTAACCCATACTGTAAATACAGACACGCTAGCAGCAGAATGGGAAGGCAAGAAATGGGACAGCGCAGCTGGAACAATTACATCAGACCAATCTGTTTTTACATTAAAAGAGGTTGTTGCATCGACTGGAAACAATTTATTTAACCCTATCCCAAAATCTATGATGACTTTATTTGCACCTAATTCAACTACAGTTGTAAATCCAGATAAAACTTTGCCCAATTCTTACAAGCCAAATACAGTTTATTCAATGGCAACAACTAATGCAAAATATTTAAGCGGGGAAAGTTTTGTAATAGGAACCAATATGTACTTCCCGCTAGTCAAAGATCCAAAAACTCAGCAGGGAACAGGAGAGCAAAGAGTAACCTCTGGTTTAGCATTCTCTTTAAGCTCAGACAACAGAAGCGGATATTTACTTACAGTATCAACGTCACAAAATTCTAACGGGGAAAAGAATTACAGAGATGTAAATTTTTATAAAATAGTTGATGGAAAGCCTGTATCAATGACAAATTCTCAAAAAGATACAGACGGAACAATTATTACAAATATAAATGGCGGTCAACTCTACAGAATAGATATTCGTGCAAACTACTCCAAGCCTGCTGGGGGAACAACTAAAGTTCTTGCTCTTAAGATTTTAATTAATAACAAAACATTCGTTGTTGTTGATTCTAACCCTTTAAATATAACAGAGAAGATTGGCCTACTATCTCTTCAAGGTATATCAGCTTTTGATTATGTATACTCATCTTCAATAAGCTCAGCAAACTTTTTAGCCAATAATAGCTTTAATTTATATAAAGGATTTTTAGGCGGAGAGTCTTCTGTAGTTAAAAATTTCGGAGATTTTATTTTTGATCAAGGCAAAAAAATAGAGAGCCCTTCATGGATAAAAGAATTTGGGCCAGTAGCTAGAGAACTTAAAAGAATACAGACTAGATATACTACCCCAGGTTTTCCAAAATACTCTCAGCTTGTAAATAATCCAGACGTTACAATAGTTGGAGAATCAATAGACTCATTCACTATGGATATATTTGCAATGAATAATAGTGGTGCATTTGCCTCCCTAGCAAACGGAGAAGAAAAAACATTTACTGTTGTGGGAGACTTTATTGTTCCTTCAGATCCCTTTGAATATATTGATCCAGATTTAACAGACGTAGACAAACAAGAACAAGTAGGCTTCGAGTCTACCTGGATACAAAGAGAAACAGAAGCTAGGGATTTAGCAAAATGGATGACCGAGCAATGGTCTAAGCAGCAAAGAGTTGTCTCTCTTGAAACATTTATAAACCCATTAATTCAAATAGGAGATATAGTTGAGATTTCTTATCCAGAAAACAAAATATATTCATCTGAAGACACATCAATACCTTCAGGGTATTCAGCAAGTAAGTTTGTAGTGCTATCTTTAGACACAACTTATGACAATCAATCTTCCCCAACAACAAGAATAACCTGCAGATCGATTTATACTGGATGAAATGGTAGAATGTAAATATGAGTAATATTAAGCAGCCAGCGTCAAAAACAGCAAAGCCACAAAAGCTTCTGCTGTTTCCTGGAGACCCATTAATAAAAACATTAAAGCCAGACTATTATGTAATTGTTGACCCATCAACATTAGAAGAAATAGGCGTATCTGGAATAGAAAATACAGACGAACAAACAATTGTTGAAGACGATGATTCAGCTGTGGAAGAAGAATTTTATAGTGGTTTAGAAGCACCAAATTTAGAAGACATAACCTTGATAAGTAAAAAGATGGTTACAGACGACAATAAAAATCAATATGTTGAATTTGTTTTTAATATTAAAAATCACGTAGGCGATAAAGTGGTAGGGGTAACTGGATATGGACAATAATTTAAATGCAACTGGAGAATATTTTTTCTATGAAGATGGAAAAGAAATATATCGCAGTAAAAATATTTTAACTAAGTTTGGTAAAAGATACATTACTCAATATCTTGCAGGAAAATCTACTTCTAATTTAAAAGACATAGCGCTGGGAGTTGGCTCAACAGCAGCAACAATAAATGATACTCAGCTTGAATTTGAGTTTTATAAATCAGTTGTAAACATGAGCAGCGTAGATATACAGACTAGCCAGCTAACTGGAGAAAGCACATACGGAATAGTTTATAAGTCAACAGTTCCAGTAGACGTAGCTGGAGTTATAAGCGAGGTTGGCTTATTCCCTTCAGTGACATTTGGTAGTACAGACTATGCAGGAAATTCAATATCAACTTTTGAAAATAATCAAGAATGGTACGATTCAAATAAAGAATTTGCACAAGCTCTGACATCTCCTGAGCCAAAAATTGGAACCTACTATATTTCAATTGGTGCAGCATCTTCACAATCTAAAAATTATTTTTATAATTTTAACCTAGACATTTCTGGGTATAGTTCAAATGACAGCCTAACATTGGCATACTACCAGTCTGATTTAAATTTAGACTATGTGTTTGTAAGAACATACGATTCAAATGACAGATATTATGAAATTAGGTATCCCTCAAATAATTCAATAGGATATAAGATAAACTCTTTAACTTTAAATAATTTATATACTAGTGGATACGGAAATGGAACACCCGATAATCAGTCTATTGTTAAAATATCAGTAGGGGTTAAAGCAAAGTCTTCGGGCTCAACAAATGTTTTATTTGATGGCTTAAGAATTAATGATGAAGATGCGTTTAGATCTGACTACGGACTAATAAGCAGATCAGTTTTATCTACACCGATTGTAAAAACTTTGGGAAAGCAAATGGACATAGAGTATAGGTTAGGAATAAGCTTCTAATGCCACGCTATGATAGAGATGAAGTTGGCGCAAGTTTTCCTGCTGATTTAGAAAAAACAAATACTGCTTCAGCAGCTACTGCTGCAAAAACATCTCCAGGTTCATACGAAGTAAAGCTTAAGCTCCCATTAACAAGAGCTGCAAAAGTATTTTCTTTTTGGTTTACTTATTTATACCAAAACCCAGAAACAAAAATTGTTACAGAAGGCCCAAGATCCCCAACAGTTCAGCATGGGTTTGATGTTCCCAACCTAACTAAACCAGTACTTAATTTAACTTTAACCGCAGGGTTTAAATCTTACGGTGTTAAATTTGATGTAGACCCAACAAGCGTTCAAGAAGATGTTGTTATATTTGAAAGCTTAACGGGAGCATTCGCAGGAGAACAATACATAGTTTACGTAGGAACATCTACCAACATAACTATTAATACATCAGATTTTGCACCTAGATGGGTTAGGGTTAGAGTTAGAGATAAATGGCTAACTGCAAATAATTCAGAAGCAACCGCTGGCCCAGTCACTCCAAGAAATGCTGATCCAGACACTTCGACTCCTCCTTCAGCGCCACAATCTGCTTCAGTAACTGGATCTATAGATTCAAACGACAAGAGTGGTTTTAGTGCAAAGCTCACAGCTTCATGGACAGCAAACTCAGATAATAACACTTCTGGGTATGTAATAAGATGGACAACTCAAAATCCAGCAACAACACCGAATCCTTTATGGGAGTACGGACAAGTTGATGGTAAAGCAACAACAACTTTTGATATAACTGGACTTATCCCTAACACACTTTACTATTGGCAAGTCACAGCAAAGAGTCCTTACAATGCACTTACTTGGATTGGTGCCCAGTCTGGAACAGTAGGACCAATTATTGACGCAAATGCTCCAGCAGATGCTTTTGCACAATTAAGATCAATTATTTCAATAGGCGGAAAAACAGCAGACCTGTTTAAAATAGGAACAGGAATATCTCAATCTATAAATACATCTACAACAATAACTCCATCACAAACTTCAGGTAACTATAGCGGAATTATTCTTAATAAATCCACAACGAACTTCGGACACAACTACTGGCTGAATACAGGACAATTTAGAGTAGGCAGTGCAACAAACTTTTTATATTGGGACGGATCAGATTTATATACAACAGGTAAAATAAATGCAACTGGTGGGTCTTTTAGCGGAGACGTTCAAATATCAACAGGATCTTTGTATGCTGGAGCACAACCAAATACTGGTGCAAGAGTAAGGTTAAATAGCGCAGGCTTATTCGCATATGACTCAAGCAACAACCAAACCGTAGCTATCACACAATCAGATGGAAAGATCGATGCTCGTCAAGGATATATAGGCGGATGGACAATTAATGGAACCGCACAGACCACAGGAACTATTTCTAAAAATGGAACCATACTAGACAGCAACGGTAATATAACTTTAGGAGATACAACAGGAACATTACCGTCAATTGTTAGATTAAGCTCAACAGATTCAACATACAGACTATGGGTAGGATCTCAATCCCCATCAACTGCAGCATTTAAAGTAGACTTAAACGGAAAGCTTTACGCAACTGGCGCAGTAATTGATGGAACCGCATCGATTGCTGGAACAGTAACAATTGGTGGAACTACAGCGTCAACAGTTGTGTCAAATGCATCAACAGCAGTATCTACTGCAAACACTGCATCTTCTAATGCAAGCAATGCAGTGGCTAACGCACAAGCAGCTGCAACAGAAGCTAATACTGCTAAAGTAGCTGCTGCGGCAGCAAAAGCTATTGCAGATGCAGCATTGCCATCAACAAGTTTTAACAGAGACGCTATTGTAAATAGCATTAACAGCGCAACAACTACAACTACAATTAATGGCGGAAAAATAACCACGGGAACAATATCTTCAAATGCAGTTGTTTCTGATTTTATTTCTGCATTTTCTATCAATGCCGACAAGATTACTACTGGAACTATAACTGGAGTAACTGGAAACTTTACATCTGGTCGAGTAGGAGGATTTGATTTAGGCACTGGAGATTTAACTGGAAGACTTTCAGTTTTACCAAGAATTATATTCGGAACTAAAGTTCTTATTGGATGGAACGGCGGAAGCGACTACACAATATCCGCTGGTAACCCATACACTGACGCTGGGCAATCATTTTTTATTAACACACAGACAAACGTATTTAGATTTGCAGCAGACTCTGCATCTAGAGCATACGCAGCGGAAATTAGAAATGATGTTAGAGCAAGAGATTTTAGATACATTAGATCTCTTGTGAATGATAGCTCATCAAGAAGGTTTAAGGAAAATATTACATATGCTCCTAAATCCTACTATGATAAAATTCTTAATATTACCCCAGCATTTTACACATATATTAATAACCACCCAGAAACTGATTCTGCTTTATGGGGAACACATTCATTCGGTCCAATTGCAGAAGATCTAGAAGATGCTGGCTTAGGTTTATTTGTTCAAAGAAATTTAAATGGAGAGCCTACTGCCCTTCAAAACGAACATAAGCTGGCATTTCTTTTAATACCAATAATTAGAGACCTCAAAGAAACCATACAAAATATGGATCAAAGAATACTAGAACTGGAGAATAAAAATGTTTAAGTTTTTTTGCTCAATATGTATAGACGATAAAGAGCTTTATGCAGAATCATTAGATAAAGATAACGCATATGCAACTTGCCCAGACTGTGGAGCAGCGCTAAAAGAAGGCTTTTCAAGACACAACGATATTACCGAAGAAGAAATGACTACAGAGTCATATCTTTCTAAGAATGGGCTAGACACAAATACCCCATAATGGTATACTGTAAATCTATCAAGGAGATATAATGGATAAAGCAGAATTAGTAATACAAGCACTGCAGCAAAGAATTGGCGAAGTTGTCTCACAGTATGAAACTCATATTGCAGTTCTCCGTGCAGAAATTACACAATTAGTAGAACAAATTAAAAATCAGGAAGCTACACCAGAAACACAGGAGTAAAAATGGCAGACTTAAAATCAAAGAACATTAATGCTGGTGACCCAGTAACGGCGGAGCTTATTAATAACATTATATTAGATTTAAATGAAATTAATAAAGGCTCTACAATTTCTACGATTACTCTTGCAAACACAACTGCATCAGGATCATCTACAACCGTATCCAGCACAGTTCAGGCTGTTGGCCCACAGATAGTATCGATGTCTGGAGGATCAACTATTACTGAAAGAGAGTTTAAATTTGCTAAGCCATTTGCAGAAGCTCCAAAATGTTGGGTTCAAATTTATACAGAGGGTCTAGATCAACCAACATTTGCACAGTCTCAAGTTTTCCCACAGGTAACTTTAGTTACAACAACATCTGCAAAGGTAAAGTTTAGAACATCAACTTCAACTAAATTAAAGGTTGTTCTTTTTGCTACAGGAGTTTTAGCCTAAACTATTGACAAGTCATAACCATATGTTACAATTACTGTAACATCAAAGTCACGTATCCGTGACTTTTTTCGTATAAAGGTAAATAATGAGTAACGATTTAAAGTGGATGTTATCATCCGACCAGCAGTTTCCGTATCAGGATGATAAGATGATCGCCCTATGGTTTAAAGTAATGAAATGGTTTAAGCCAGATGTTGTTGACTATTTGGGAGACACTGACGATCAGGCATGCTATAGCAAGTACACAGAAGGTCGTTCAGCTGAGTTTTTAAACTATCATAAAAGCGATAGCAAGGATCTAATTATTCCTATGATGCGCCACGAAGCAAAAGGTGCAAGAGATTTCTATGCAAAGACAAGAGAGATGTTGCCAGATGCACAACTTTTTTCAGCCCTAGGAAATCATGACATTAGGGTATTTAATTATGTTGATGCAAAGCTTCCAGATTATATTTCTGAGGTAACACCAGAAGCATTGTGGAGTCTAGATTCTTTAGGTTATGATTACATTTATTATGACGAACTTCCTAAGCGTCGCTTTGGAGACATACATGTACACCACGGACTTTCAATTGCAGCCACTGGATCAGCAAGAAAAGATATGGAAGACATGCAGATATCATTAATTCGTGGACACTCTCACAGAATTGCATCGCATATGGTAACATATGAGCTTAGAAACAATGGTCAAGGAGAAACACTTCGTGGCTATGAGATTGGTCACATGTGTGACGAAAAGGGTCCAGGAATGAAGTATACACAGCACCACGATTGGCAAAAGGGATTTGCAGTGGCACATATTGTAAATGATTATCCTCATATTCAAATGATTCA